AGAAACTTTATCTACTGCTTTAAACTTTTTAGAAATAGACGTTGTCATATCCGAAGTATCGACATTCATATCTACAACCATTTGTCTTGGTAGCAATTTAATACCACCATTACCATATTCTAAATTGTTAACAGGATTACGACTTTTCCATACATGCACACAATCAATATCATACGAAGACATTACTAGATTAAAATCAAAATCATCTTCAATAATTGCATCTCCATCAACTACCCAGAACATATCTGTATTGCATAATTCTGCTGCTTTAATATGTGCTTGATGAATCCCTTTAACACCGTGTATTCGTTTTGCTCTAGGACATTTATCAAGTAGTTTTTTATAATTGGAATCTGCATTTGATTCATTATAAGAAATAAAAACTACATCATATAGTTTATGTTTTGACACAGTCCTGTTGTGTTCTTTCTTTTCTATCAAAAATCTATGAATAAATTCTCTGTGGCTGATCATTTTTTCTTTAGAAAATAAAGTTACTCCGTTTATAAAAATTTCTTTATCGTTGAATAGATTTTTAAAAACATGATTTTCATTTCTATCATGATCATATTTTCCATTATTAGGATCAAAATATAAATCAAAAACTGAATTATCAGTAACTTCGATCTCTGGCCAAATTCCCCAAAATAACGGCTGAGTTTCTGTTTTTATAATTTTTTCATAATCTTCATAGGTGTTAATCACGTAGCGATTATACCTGTAACAGGTCGCTATTTTGTCGTGTTCTTTTTTGTCCATGAGATATTGTCTATCAAACTCTTTTTTAGAAATAATTTTAGATTTAGAAAACAATGTAAGTCCGCTGAGATAATATTCAGACCCGTTACATAAGTTTTTAAAAACATGATTTTCATTTCTATCATAATCATATTGTCCGTCGCTGGGGTCAAAATATAAATCAAAAACAGTTTCATCTAATACTTCAGTATTAGGCCATTGGCACCAAAACATTTTTTGATTTTCTTTTTCTAAAATTTCTTGATATTCTTTGTAACTTTTAATATGATAACGGGGATATCTGTATCTGCTGGCTATCTTGTCATGCTCTTTTTTATCTACAGCATACTTGTTTTCAAATTCTCTTTTACTTAATTTTTTGTGCTTACTGTTAAGTAATATTCCGCCTACATAAGAAATTTGATCGTTACACAAATTTTTAAAAATATGATTCTCTTTTCTGTCATATCCTGTATAATCAAATATTGACTCGTCGATAATTTCTATTTCAGGCCATACTAACCAATATATGTCATCTGTTATAGACTCATACTCTTCGTAAGTATTAGGTCTGTATATATTGTATCTTTTTGGGCGGCTTAGTTCTATATCTATTTCTTTTTTAGAAATAAAATATCTATACTCAAACTCTCTATCACTTACGTTTAATAATTTAGGAAATAGACAAACACCATCAAACATCTGTCCATTTTTAAAAACATGAACATACATGTCATCCCATTTAGTTGCTCGATATTCTAATGGATCAAAAGATTTGTTAAGTTTTAAATCGTCCCATATTACCCAAAACATTTTTGTAAATGCTCTAGACGATATATCCCTGTAAGATTTTACATGTTGTAGACGCTGCGCTAACGGGTATTGAGATTTTATCTCATTCCAGTCAGCATCATTGCCTGCATCTTTCGAAACATAAAAAATATCATACATCTGCAGGCACCGGCATCCGGAAATAAGTGTCATTTAGATTCATAGTTTCATTATATAAATCCAAAGTATATTTGCTCTGTTGAGCATCTAGCCAAGGCCAATCTAATCCTAGATTGTATTTTATTTTTTCACCGAGATTTTTTATTTCATCAACTAAACCTTCTTCGTTGACTTCTTCGTACGGTTTTCCGTACTGCTGCCATATATCTCTAAGTATTTCAAAATCTCTTACATCTACATAATTCCAGTCTGTGCAATTAGCCATCCATGTTCCTAATCTTGCACCGTATACTGCATAGATTCCATTTTCTTCATGACTGCCAACTGTAGACCACATACGCAATCTATGAATATTATGCCACCAAATTCTTTGTTGTATTTCTTGCGGAGGAACTTTGACACCGTCAAATAATGTCATTTTAACTCCTTCTCGGAATCCTGCTCTCCAAGCCTGGAATGGCGAACCTGTAATAACACTGTCGCTGAAACTTAGAGGAAAGTTACGATATCCATCTTCCCAACAAAAGTCTACTTGTCCACGGTCGCTATCAGAGTTTTCGTGAGTGCGCATGTTAAGGACAAAATCTTTTTTCCAGATTTTTAATCCACCGTTGCCATAACGCAGTCCGTTAATAACGTTACGACCGCACCACCCGTAGACCTGTATTTTAGGATCGCTCATATCGAGATCTATATTAAAAAACTTAGGATCTACTATATTGTCTGCATCTACTGTGATAAACCAATCAGTGTCTGATAGATTTGCAGCAGCCTTGTGTGCATGATCCGAACCCTTTACGCCGTGTACACGTTTAGCCCAAGGCACTTTACTGCAAAGGTCAGCATAATGGAGATCAGCATTTGGCTCATCGTAACTTAAAAAGATAACATCAAATTCAATTGTTTTCATTTACAAGAATATATTTTTTAAAAATGCGACGTGTATATACACTAAATTTTTTAGGTAGTTTAATTTGAAAACTTTTTTCTTCTTCGATTAACTGATTCAATTGTATTGAAAATTTTTCAAAAAGTATATTAGGATCATTGTACTCAGTAATGTAAAAATCCATTATGGTATCACCATTATAGTGAATTCTTTTTTTAGATTTTACTTTATCTGACAAAGAAAAAATTAAATTATCTCCCTTAACTTTTACAGTCAAATCAGGGTCTTTTGAATCAGCCCAATAACTATCTATTATTCTGTGTAGGACATCATCAATTTTAATTAAAGATTTAATTTCTATTATTTCAAGGGTGTCTGATTCAAAATCAATATAACAGTTAGCCAAGGATATTCTTCCATCACCGATGGCTTCTCCTATTTCTTGATCTATTTTAATTTTATGTTCGAAGTTATCTGCAGATTGGTTAGGATATATTCCTTTTACTTTACCTGTTTCAGGATCGTAAACTGCCCAATACTCAATTTCTATTTTATGATCTTGATACCATTTATCGAAATCAATTACTTCTTCCATGCCGTTTCCTCGAGTATGTTGATTATCTCATCTAGGATGATATCTTTATTAACATAATGTATGAGATCTTTCTGTTGAAAATTTCCTATTTTTAAACCTGTTTTATTAAAATAAAATCCCACATGATTGGTCCATTCGTCAGCGGGCCATGGCCAATTTTGCACTTGACCTTTCATGTGTACTACATTAGGAAATTCTAATTTAGGAAATTCTAGTTCTAATAATTTTGCAGATAGAGCAAATGCTTCATCTGTACCGATTATTTTAGGTTTAAACTCGTTGAGAAAACCGTTAGAAAATTCTGTTGGATTATTATAGATTTCTCTCTGTAAATTAAAAAATTCTTTTACTTGATCTGAATCTCTTTTGAAAAAAGTATAATAACTATATAGGTTTGGTAAGTTATTGGCTGTAAATGTTTTTCTGTAGTAATCAGAAGTTACAGGCTCGCCTCTATAGGTAAATGCTCTGTCTGTAATAAACAAATCTGTATTTTCAATAAAATACTCTACCCAATGACTACAATCATTTAAAAACAGCATGTCAACATCTAAACAGACTGTGTAATCAAAAGGACTTAATTGGTCCATATAACTTCTGCCAGACCAGCCAGTATGTTCTTGATGTTCTAGTATTTGATCAAATACCCACGAAGATGTAAAATTTTTTGCCGACTGCACATCATCTGTGACCAGACAAACTTGATCATACCCTTCTTTCTGTGTGTTTTTTATACTCAACGCAAGGGCATAGGCTAATTTGTTATAATCAACAGATTCGTTTTTTGAAGTGATTAGTAAATATCCAAATTTCATATTAGTTTAAGCAAAACTTCACTGTTCCTTATCAAACTCTGTTTGTTCATAACGTGAACATCTTGATTCTTAATAGAGATTGCAACGTAATCGTCGTTACCTTGATTAACTAAAAAAATCAATTTTCCGTTAGCATCTATATCTACTAACAGATCTTTATCTGTAGTTGTAGGAATTGGTGATAAACTTTGTTCTTTTGATTTACTATAACCATCTAATATGTGTTTAGCGACACTGAATGAAATATCGTTCCTGTATGGCCTAGGATAAAATCTAAAAAGGTCACAATAATAAGAATAGTTTTCTTTGATATAGTCTACTAAATCAAAGAATATTTTTGTATTTTCGTTTTTTGTAAAAACTACATTAGTAGCCCAATATAAATTAGGACCGGTGTCTGAAACATACTTATCTAAGGTTCCTACTCGATTTCCACCCAAATCAATCATCGATTCTCCTATCATTAAATCGATATCACAATCAATATGAGACTTTAATCTATCTGAAAAAATTAAAAAGTCACTATCAATTAATAATGTTCTATCATAAGGAGTTAAGTTCCAAACTGAATATCTATTATTATTGATAAAAGGAACATTGTCTATAAGATTACCATCGCTCAATGTTCTATAATTTTCTGAGTAGGGACGTTCAGTTATAATTATTTGATCAAAAACAGATTCAGCATCTTTTATAGAATTACTACTGCTCATCCAATCCATGGTAGATTGGTCAGTGATTAATGAAACTGGCAGTTGAAGATGCTTCTTCGCTAGTCCTCCAGCAATTATAGACATAAGACTATAATCAACCTTTCGACTGTTGTGAGCAAAAATAACTATTCCTTTTTTCATAGTTCTATGAGTTTATCTACTGATCTAGATTTTTTTATTTTTTCATACTGCCTAAAATATTCATAAACCGCAGTCATATACCTATCTAAAATTTCATCTTTAAAGGTATTCAAATTAGAAATTAAAATAGGGGTATCATTTGAGTCTAGGAGAGGAACATTTTCAGTTCTTTGGTGATCGATCAGGAGTTGAACAAACACTATCAAAGATTTATCAATTTTAAAAATGCCTCCATTATACCCGTAGGTTAAGTTAGCATCAATTTTCTCTTTGAGATTTTTACGTTCTAATGTTAGTGTTTGCCTAAATTTTGAAAAATCTAGGGCTTTGGCCAGACGTTCGTCCATGTGAACTCCTATAAAATACGCACATTATTTATATGTGGTTTTATAGGAGGAAAAATTAACTGCCGGAAATAGAGCCTACTGTAGATGCGCTGCCGCCAACTAATATTGGTCCAGCAATAGCAAAACTGTTAGGAATTAATGAAGGGGCCAAATCGCCTCTAGCCCGTACTTGATCTACACTTAATGTTAATGTTCCTGTGACTTCGTCAAAAGGAAGAATAGTAGTCGGTGTATGTGGAGATGTTGCAGGATCAACATAATTATCCTGCCATCTCACCGTTAGTATAACAGATGTTGCAGTACTAGTAGTTCCACTAGCCAATCTAGCCCGTAATACCCATGTGTTTGCAGTATAGGGACTGCTGGCCTGGAATGACCAAACCTGTTGATCAGATGTGGTCAATTGCCAAAAACCAATATTATTGTATGTAGCGTTGCCGCCGGAGGCAGGGTATATAGTAGAATCACCGGCAAAAAAAGGCTGACCTGCACCGCTTAATAAACTAGACCATCTTTGATCTTGAAGGGTTCCTGATCCGCCCGATCTAGTGCTGGCAAATCTTATTCTACCGCCACTATTAAAGAAATATCTACAGGCATTATTATCTGCAAAATTGATTGTAACTGTGGAAGTAACTAGAGAAGTCCAGTTAGTGGATCTTGATTGAGATCCGATAGCCTCTGTAACAAACTGCCCTGAACCTAGATTAAATTTATTTGTTATTGCCTGATCTGCCAATGTGTTATATTGAAAATTAGGATGTGATGTTCCGTATCTTATAACATCACCTTCATTAATTGTAGTAATACTTGGGGCTGAACCAGTTTGGTGTACTATGGCATTATAGATATCAAATCTTAAATTATCCCATTGTGCTTTAGTTACTGTGGCACCTGCCGATAATGCTGTAGGAGCATTTAAAGTTTGACCATATCCACTGCTAGTAGAACCTGGTCCCATGATACCAGAAATTTTAGTTCTAATATTGTTATAGTCCGTTACACTAATTAAATCACCGATTGGCATTTTTTATTCCTTATAACACTAACACTTCTATAGTTTTGACGCCAACATCTTGATTGCTCTGTAAAGCAATACCAAAAACATCCGGATGTTGATGGAAACTGGCAGCAATAGCACAACCATTTTCTGTAGCCACTAATCGATCGCCTTTGCGTACTGATCCTACTACCTTACACGGCACACGACCTTTTAATGCTATATATGTTCCACCTTCTAACTCACTGTTCATCATGAATGCTGGTGATTTAGATACTATTCCAATGGCACGATCTCCAAAAACAGTGGCTCTAACTTCTGCTTCTCCGCCTACTGCTACTACTGTGCCTGGTTCATACTCACGATCTGTAAGATACTTTTCTGCTAAGTCAGCATATCGAGCGGCTGTGGCAGTCCCGTCAAACAACACTGCAAATAAATTACCCGAACTATCTCTGGCTGCAATGGTATTAGAAGCAGCAATAGTTTTAGCAGATCTATAACTAGCATCTATATCTGTAGCACTGTCATCAATTTTTAATCTATCCGACTTATCTGCAATTCCAATAAATCTATTTGCTGTAAGATTGGCTGATGCATCTCTGATAGCCACTGATACTGCTACCGCGCCAAACTCACTATTTAAACTGTTTAAAGTTAATGCATTACTAGCCGTTCCAGTAACTGAACCAATAACGTTTCCAGTGACTGTGCCGTTTAAATTTCCAATAACGTTACCAGTTAAATTGCCTACTACTGGGCCTGTATGTGTACCAGATGTGTTGCCAGTTACTGATCCACTTAGATTTCCTGTAAATGTTGTAGCATAAACATTAGCCCAATTTTCTGTAGATGAACCTAAATTATAAAAATTGTTAGCGCCTGGCAAAAATCCTGTAGAAGTAACATAAAAATTACGTGCATCGCTGGCCGAAACTCTTACACGAAGAGTCAGCGGGCTGGCTAATCTAGATTCAATGATTGGTTCGTCACCATTCTCTATTTTAAGGACTAGATCTTTACTGTATGAAGGAAAATTACCGCCAATAGTTAAGCCAGGATCTGAATAATTTACTTCTGTATCGAATCGAACTTCGCCAGTTCTTACATATTCGCTGGCTAAAAAACCACCCAATCTTGCAGCATTTGATGCTGTTCCCCAATAGAAGTGATCAGTACTAGTAACTCCTGTAGACCCGTTAGTGTTTACAAGATTCAAACCTTTCTTTATTACAGTAAATCCAGTGATAGGATTCAATCCGCTATCTAGGGTAAACGCATCTTTGCTAACAATAGCAATAGTATCACCACCAGAAATAATTTTTCCTATGCTGTGATTGGTTCCTAGAGTATCTTTTACTACCTGTGCTGTTAATGAGGCAGCACCTAATTCTGGGGTGGTTTCTGGTCCTATCAAAACATATGTAGAACCATTATAGGCATACAACTGTTCTGCGCTAGTATCAAACCAAAAATCTCCTGCTTGAAGACCAGATGGTGCTGTTGCACCTATTTCTGCACCGCTGGCAGTCCTAAATCGACTACCGTCATAAAATCTTAACTTTTTATTACCACTATCGTACCATATCTGTCCGGTTATTACCTTAGGCGGAGCACTGGTATTTGAGAAATTTTCTAATAAATGTAAAAAATTCTCGTTTTGTACTTCGCCGTATCCTGCGTAATTTTTACCCACAAAACGTATGTCGGTGGTGGTATCAATGGTTCCGTCTTCTACAGAAACTAATCTTGTTCCATTAAACTTGTCTACTTGATATGCCATTGATCAACTCCGTATATACACTTATTTATCGTACCCTGTTATTAAACTCTGCCCACTACAATTTCAATAATTCCGTCTACACCTTCGAAATCTTCCAGTGCTTTACCAATTACAGTGCCTATTTTAGGATCTATAGTAGGTCTAGCATAGCCGTTTCCGCCACTAACTAACATATCTCCTTTACAGATCTTGCCTCTAACTTTACAAGGAACTCTTCCCTGTAGTGCTAAAGCAACTACGTGATTGCCTTGCAATTCACTGTTCATTAAATATGCTGGATTACTAGACACAACTCCTGCTATTCTGCGGGTTTCATCTTCTGCTACTGTAACTTCTTGACTGCCACCAAACTCTAAAACTGTGCCTGGTTCATATTTTGCATCTGCTAGATAGTTTTCTGCTAGGTCGGCGTAACGTGCAGCAGTAGCAGTACCTTGAAATAGATTAGCATGAACTGTATTCCAGCGTTTAGTAAGAATACCTAAATTAGTCACATCGTCATTTTCTGGTATAAATGCAGGTGCGTTAGCACCTCCTAACGACAATGACAGAGAACTATTAATTAATTTGAAATCTACATCGCCTAGATCATTATCAATAATATTAAAAGCAATACCTTGAGACGAGGTATCTCTAATAGTAGGAATAGACACATCAATAAAAATGTCTAACTGTCCGGAATTACCTATAGATACACCCGTGTCTGCCACGTTTAATTGGTTAAGAGTTCCTAGTTGAACAATGTTAGCCGCTAACTGTGTGCCAGTCAATGTATCTGCAGCAGCAGTAACAGTGATATCAGCACTACCATCAAACTCTACTCCGTTTATGGTTCTAGGGGTTTTTAGTCTAGTTGCAGTAAAAGCATTACCGGATAGTTGCGCTCCTACAAACTCGTTGGCTTGTACTACATTGAAAGAACTTATACCTTCAGCAGTTGTTACATTACCTGTGACATTACCTACTAAATTTGCTGTAATTGTTCCTGCCGCAAAATCTCCGGCGCTGTCTCTGGCTACAACTTTACCTATTAAATTAGATGAACTAGCATCAACTGACCAAGTAACGGTATTTAAACCATTAAAATTGCTTCCTGTTAGATAACTACCTCTGTTTAGTGTACCTGTAGTCGATGACGTTATTGTTATATCATTTTGTCCATCAAATGCAATACCATTAATAAATCTTGGTGTTTCTAATCTAGTAGCCGACGCTGCGTTTCCTTCTACTGGGCCTATAAAATTATTATCAAAAGAAGGAAACGTATTTAGATTAACACCAGAACTAATTGTTCTCGATACTCCATCTGTATAGCCTAGGTTGTATTTGTTAGTAATATGAGGCTGTTCGTTGGCTCTGATAAGATATGACGAACTGGCTGTTATAGATATAACTTTATCATCTACAACATTTAATATGATTGGTCTTTGAGTGCCGGTGGAATCTACTAAAAAAGTAGAAATAGATCTAGTTTCTCCAAATCCCTCAAGGCCTTCGGGCCCAACAAGATTCCATGCATTTTCGTTATAGACAAATAATTGTTTTGTTGATTCTTTAAACCATAATGTTCCAGCGATGCCTTCGGGGCTAGTATTTTGAATTACTGTTGACCCAACAGGTACCCACTTATCTCCTTCATAAACATTAAGAGTTTTGTTAAAAGTATTAAACCACGTCTGTCCACTTATTGGACGAGATGGCGGATTGTTATTGGCCCAATTTTCTAATAGGCCTAAGAAATTTTCATTCTGGATTTCACCATAACCTGTATAGTTACGTCCTACCAAACCTACACTTGTTGACGTGTTTACTGTTCCGTCTTCTAAGACTGTTAACAGTAACCCGTTGGTTTTATTAATTACATAAGCCATTTATCGCTCCAATTCTTCATCAAGATACAAACGACCAAGTATTACTTATAATCTGAAATGTTTTTACATTTCTAGATACAAGAATACCAGGTGCTGCTACAGTGGCTAATCCAAAAGCAATACTGCTAACTCCGAATGCAGTACCAGTCGGTGTATTAAATTCAGTAGTACCTGTAGATAATAACGGATTAATATCTAAAGACGTAGTACCATTTACCAATTGCGAACATAATACACGAGCAATAGTTCCGTTTGCATATTCAGCAGCAGGAGCCACTTGTTCAACTAATCCAGCAATAGCAGAGTTAGATATACCGTCGGAGATGTCCATACTCAAAACAATACTTCTGCTTCGTACTGTATTATCTACATAATTTTTTGTAGCAGCATCTTGAGCAGTAGTTGGGTTAGCAACGTTTGTAATTTTCTTACTGCCTAGGTTGAGAGTACCTGTACCGTTAATATCTAAAGTTAAATCTGTGTTAGGAGCAGTCACTTCAATAGTGCTGTTATCCATAAACAAATCATCTACTGTAAATTGTGTTTGAGCACCGAAACTAGTTACACCCGGAATACTTGTGATCCCAGGTCCAAGCGATGTGCCAGATAAAACTGTTACCCCATTAATTTTAAATTCTTTTCCAGATGCTAAATTAATATGTTCTGAACTGTTCCAAGCGCCGCTGACTAACTGGGGCCATGCATCGTTATACCCATCGGCAATTGCTGCCGAAGAATTAGATGTTGCTACTTGGCCAACATCGTGCCATAAAAACACATGACTTGTAGCGCCTTGTAATATTACGCCGCCGCCTGCAGCATTTCCGTCAGTAGGTACTGTATTAGTTTGTTTGGCTAATACTATATTTTTATCTTCAACTGTTAGCGTACTGGTATTGATAGTTACAAAATCGCCATTAACTGTGAGGTCTCCCTGTACAATTAAATCTCCTCCAATATCTACTTCACTGCCTGGTATGCCTTCATAAAGATTTATTTTTCTTGATAAAGATCTAATCTTAATTGCTTGTTCAGCAATAACATCTCGTCTTACTGTTAATGTGATATCTTTATTAGACGCAATATTAGCGATTGTAAGATTACCATCAGAAATATTAAATTGTCCTTGACTTGCATCACCAATAATCAATCCAAGATTTGAAGTAAGAATTAATCCACCATTAATAATGTTATTGGTATCATTTCTTACATAAGAACTTGCAGGTTGATTGCCTAGGCTGTCAGAATTAGTGGCTGTAACATAGAATTTCATTCCAGACAGTGTGCCAGAATTAAATCCTGGATTAATGTCTCCGGTAAATCCTTGTATGGGCAATTTAGGAGTAAAACTATCTTTAGAAAATATTCCTAACAAAATACCGTTATTATACAAATAAGTAATAACTCGATTTTGATTAAGAGAGTCTAAAATGTTGGCTACTTTTAATCCGCTTAGACCTTGACTTTGAGAATAGTCGGGACCTAAAAGTATAGTGTTAGATCCGTCATAAAAATATAATTGTTTATCAACATCATTAAACCATAAATCGCCAACTCCTAAACTTGCAGGCTGTGTGTTTGAGATAGTTGCAGAACTTACAGGAACAAAAGAGTTGCCGTTATAAACTTTTAATTTAAGTTCGTTAACATCAAACCAAATTTGGCCTCTAATAGGATTAGATGGTGCTGCTGTGCTGGAAAAGTTTTCTAGCAATTTAATGAAGTTTTCGTTAATAGATTCGCCAAAACCGCTATAGTTTTTACCTATCAAAGTGAGATCACTACTGATAGTATCTATCTGTCCGTCGGCCACTGTTGCTAAAATTGTTCCG